GCCTATCGCTACCAGGAAGGCGATCTGGCGCCCGAGGCGGCGCCGGCTGTGCCGCCCTTGCCGGGCACGCAGTTCGCCGAGCCCGCCCCGCCGGCCGAGTATCCCGACCTCGCCGCCGGCGCGCTGGCCACCGACGCCGCCCCGGCCATGAAGGCGTGGCTCGCCACCATCCGCGCCATGCTCGACAGCTCGCAAAGCCTGGAGGAGTTCCGCGCCAAGCTCCTCGCCGCCTACCCGGATCTAAGCAGCGAGCAGATGGCGGCGGCCTTCGGCCAGGCCATCAGCGCCGCCGCCCTGGCCGGGCGTTACGACGTCGCGATTGAGGTCGGCCGTGCCGCTCGCAGTAACGCCGGCTGACGCCTCGCTCCAGGGCGCGCAGCTGCCCTTCGCCGAGCAGATCGCCTTCTTCAGGGCTAAGCTCGGCAACCAGATCCCGACCGCCACCTGGAAGGATGTCTGGAAGTCCGGCCACGACACCGGCTTCATGGTCGCCGGGGCGATGAAGGCGGATATCTTGTCCGACTTCGCCCAGGCCGTGGACGCCGCGATCGCGGACGGCAAGAGCCTCGGCTGGTTCCGCGAGGCCTTCGATGCCATCGTCGAGGCCCACGGCTGGGACTACACCGGCGGGCGCGACTGGCGCTCCAAGGTCATCTACCAGACCAACACCGCCACCAGCTACGCCGCCGGGCGCCTGGCGCAGCTGCGCGACCCCGCCTTGAAGAGCCTCGCGCCGTACTGGATGTACGTGCACAACGACTCGGTGATGCACCCGCGCCCGCTGCACCTCTCCTGGAACAAGCTGACCCTGCCGGCGGACGACCCGTGGTTCCAGGCGCACTACCCGCCCAACGGCTGGGGCTGCCGCTGCCGCGTCACCGCCGTGTCCGAGGCGCAAGCCCGGCGCGACGGCGGCCGCTTCGTGCAACCGCCCGACGACGGCATCAACGAAAAGACCGGCACCCCCAACGGCATCGACCGCGGCTGGGACTACATGCCCGGCGACACCACCAGCGACCACCTCCGCCAGACGCTCGCCGCCAAGGCCGCCAGCCTGCCGGCGCCGATCGCGGCCGCCCTGTTGCGCGCGCTGGACGCGCCACCCGAACCCCCCGAGGCCCCCGCATGACCCGGCCCATGATCGAGGTACACGACCAGGCCGTCCTCGCCGCCTTCCACCAGCTGCAGGCCGCCGGCGCCGACATGACGCCCGCCGGCCGCGCCATCGGCGAGCGCCTGACGGAAAGCACCAAGCGCCGCTTCGAGACCTCTACCGGGCCGGACGGCGTGCGCTGGGCGCCCAACAGCCGCGCCACCTACGAGGCGCTGGCGAGGAACACCCGCGGCGCCTTCCGCAAGGGCGACGGCAAGCTCGGCGCCAAGGGCGCGACGGTGGTGATGGGCAAGAAACCGCTGATCGGCGAATCGAAGCGGCTCTCGACCGAGATCAACTATCACGCCGACGCCGCCGCCGTCACCATCGGCAGCCCGATGGAATACGCCGCCATGCAGCAGTTCGGCGGCAGCAAGGCGGCCTTCCCCAACCTGTGGGGCGACATCCCGGCCCGGCCGTTTCTCGGGCTGTCGGCCGAAGATCGGGACGACATCCTGGAGATCCTGCAGAGCCACCTGCTCGGGACGTAAATGCGACGACCGCCAAAAACGGCCGTGGCGGGGTTATCCACAGGGGTGTCCGGCTCTACGGGCCGGCGAAGGGGAGAAAACGGCACACGCGGGCGAGTAACGCGCGAGTAACGCTATCCGCGACCGGGGGCTAATGCCGATTTGTGGGGAAAATCCAAAACAGGGGCTGGGATTGACGATATAAGGGGGTGGGCGTAGGCTGAAAAGTCCAAGCGAACAGCCGGGAGCCGTTATGGCGCTGATCACATGCCGCGAATGTCAAAAGGAAGTTTCCGACCAGGCGCCGAGGTGTCCGCATTGCGGCGCCCCGGTTGAGGGCAGGCCGAAGAAAGGCAGTGCCATGAAGGTCGTGGCGATACTTGGCGTGGTTGTCGTAGGGTTTCTGACGTTCGGCGCAGTCGTTGGCGGCTCGCCGGAAGGGCAGGCAATGACCAAAGACCGGCGCGCCATCGACTATTGCTGGGAAGAGCAAAAGAGGAAGTCCCTCGACCCATCGGCACAGCGATTCGTCGCCGGGGCCTGCGAGATGATGGAAGAGAAGTTCCGCAAGACCTACGGGCGCAGTCCTTAGCCCGCCGGAAATACCTCCGCCATACCCCCACTGAAACCGCTGGCACGCGCCAGCGGTTTTCTTTTGCGCGCGCTGGGCACAGTGGCGGCTCATGAGCGCAAACAAACCGATCCAGATCTTCAAGCCCGGCCGGCATACCGCGATGAGCGGCGCCGGGCTGGAATTCTCCGCCGCGGATCTCGCCGCGTCGGCCGCGGCCTACGATCCCGCCAAACACGAAGCCCCGATCGTCGTCGGCCACCCGGCCCTCGACGCGCCGGCCTACGGCTGGATCAAGGGCTTGGCCTACGCCGACAGCGCGCTCGACGCGCAGCCCGACCAGGTCGATGCCGCCTTCGCCGAGATGGTGGCCAAGGGCTATTTCAAGAAAATCTCCGCCAGCTTCTACGCCCCTGACGCGCCGGGCAACCCGGTGCCCGGCGTCTATTACCTGCGTCACGTCGGCTTCCTGGGCGCCGCCGCGCCGGCCGTCAAGGGCTTGCGCAATCCGTCCTTCGCCGCCGACGAGGCGGGCGTGGTCGAGTTCTCCGGATGGGAAGACCGCACCGTCGCCCGCCTGTTCCGCCAGCTGCGCGAGTGGTTCATCGGCGCTCATGGCCAGGAGACCGCCGACAAGGTGGTCGGCAGCTGGGACGTCGACGCCCTGGTCGAAGAGGCCGCCCGCGAGGACACCAAAACTTTTCCCGCCCCGGCTTTTGCCGCGAGCACAACCCTGGAGGAATCCCCCGTGACCCCTGTAGAAGCTGCCGCCCTTGAGGCGGAAAACAAGCGCCTGGCCGCCCTGGTGGCGGATACCGCCGCCCGCGACAGGGCCGCCGCCGTCGCCTCCCGTCATGCCGCCCACGTCGCCTTCGCCGAGGGCCTCGTCGGCAAGCTGGCCCCCGCGCAGCGGGACATGGCCGTCGCGCTGCTCGATCACCTTGGCGGGCAGGAAGCCGTCGTCGAATTCGGTGAAGGCGAGGCCAAACAGCCGCTGGCCGATGCCGTCAAGGCCTTCCTGCAGGCGCTGCCCGACCAGGTTGACTTCGCCGACCAGGCGACGCGCGACCGCGCCGCCGGCGCGACCGACCTGACCGATCCCAAGGCCATCGCCGCCAAGGCCGTCGAGTTCCAGGAGGCCGAGGCCAAGGCCGGCCGCGTGATCTCGATCTCTGCCGCCGTTACCCACGTCACCGCGGCGAAGTAACGCGGCGAATCTCAATCACCCACAGGAGACGACATGAATCCCGTACTCATCAAAAGCTACACCGCCGGCGCCGCGATCAATCCCTGCCGCTTCGTCAAGCATGGCGCAGCGGATAACGCGGCCATCCAGGCCGCCGACGCCAGCAAGGCGATCCTCGGCATTTCCGAGCAGATCGCCGTCGCCTCCGGCGACATGGCGGATGTCATCAAGCTCGGCCTGGCGTATCTGGAACTCGGCGGCGCGGTCACCCGCGGCGACGTGCTGATCCCGGATGCCGACGGCAAGGGTGTGGCCGCCGTCGTTGTGGCCGGCACCGAGCAGCACGCCGGCGCCGTGGCGGAAACCTCCGGCGTCGCCGGCGACCTGATCCCGGTCCAGGTGATTCCCGGCACGGTGATCGCCACCGACACCGGCATCGCCACGGCGGACGTCGTCATCTCCACCGCCGAGCTGCTGGCGCTCAACGCCACGCCGAAGGAACTGGTGGCAGCCCCCGGCGCAGGCATGGCCATCATCCCGGTCGATATCCAGCTCATGCTCGACTACAACTCGGCCGCCTACAACGGCATCGCCGCCGGCGAGGATCTGGAGGTGCGCTACACCAACGGCGCCGGCCAGCTGGTGGCCACGATCGAGACCACCGGCTTCCTGGATGCCGTGGCCGACGCCTACCGCCACGTCTATCCCGCCTCGACCGCGGCCACCGTCCCGGTGGCCAACGCGGCCCTGGTGATGGATCTGGCCTCGGCCGAGATCGCCACCGGCAACAGCCCGCTCAAGGTCCGCGTGCGTTACCGCACCGTGGCGCTGGCCCTGTAAGCGCGGCACCCACCCTTTTCATCACCGGAGACCAAAACATGAAAGCCTATTTCCACCAAAACCGCTGGATGCTCCTCGTGAGCCTGCTGCTCGTCGCCGCCTTCATGGCCGGCATCGTGCCGCCGGACTCGGCCGCGGCCGGCATGCTGCTGGCCGGTGTCGTCGCGCCTTTCCCGGTCACCCCGGAACTCACGGCGGTGGCCATCGGCTACCGCAACACCGCCCTGATCGCCGACGAAGTGCTGCCGCGCGTGCCGGTGGGGTTGCAGTCCTTCAAGTACACCAAGTACCCGAAGGGCACCTTCTTCACCGTGCCGGAAACGCTGGTCGGCCGCAAGGGTGAGCCGAACACCGTTGAATTCAGCGGCGAAGAAGTGACCGACTCGACCCAGGACCACGCGCTGGACGATCCGGTCCCGAACGCCGACATCGAGCTGGCCCGCGCCCAGGCCATGCCCGACCCGCTGGGCCGCGCCGTCGAAGGCATCACCGATCTGCTGGCGCTGGCCCGCGAAGTGCGCGCCGCCAACCTGGTGCTCGCCGCCGGCAACTACGCCGCCGCCAACAAGAACGTGGCGCTCGCCGGCAACACGCTGTGGAGCGACTACACGGCTGGCCACTCGGACCCGATCAGCGACATCATGACCGGGCTGGACGCCTGCATCATGCGGCCCAACGTCATGGTGCTGGGCAACGCGGTGTCGAGCAAGCTGCGCCGCCACCCGGTGATCCTCAAGTCCTACAACGGCACCACGGGCGATACCGGCATCGTGCCGCTGCGCTACCTGGCCGAGCTGTTCGAGCTGGAGCAGATCCTGGTCGGCCAAGGCTGGGTCAATACGGCCGCCAAGGGCAGGACGCCGGTCATGCAGCGCGTCTGGGGCAACGGCGTGGCGCTGATCCATCGCAACAAGATGGCGGACACGCAACGCGGTACCACCTTCGGCTTCACCGCGCAGTGGGGCACCCGCATCGCCGGCAGCGAGTACGACGGCAAGATCGGCATGCGCGGCGGCCAGCGCGTGCGCGCCGGCGAGTCGGTGAAGGAACTCATCACCGCCAACGATCTGGGCTACCTGATCGCCCCGGCCATCGCCTGATAAACCACCGGAGCAGGCCCGCAACTCCCCGGCGGCTCTGGCCGCCGGGGTCGCAACCGGACCCCGCACATGACCTACGCCACCCGCAACGCACTGGAAGACCGCTACGGCGCCGACGAGC